GTCCTTGTTCTCGTTGGCGGTCTCCTCGGCGGCTTTCTTTTCCTCCGATTTCTTCTGTAAGGCTTCAATTTCGCTGTTGGTTTTCTCTAATTCGCTTTTCAGCACATCCCCAACCTTACGGGCAGTCTGCTGTGCGAAGGCTACCATGGAATCCATCCCCTCTGCCGCCTCTGCAACATCCTCAGCCATCTGTTCTGCCGCCTTGACTGCCTCGCCTGTGCCTTCCTCAATGCCGACAGCAACGCCGGCAGGAATCTGCTTGCCGACCTCATCACGCATGACACGGGATGGAGATTTGATTTTAAAAATAGCTTTGATTTTTTCTTTCAGCGTGGTGCCGATTTTTTCTGCCGCAGAAACCACCTTGTTCATGGCATCCTTGGAAAGCAGACCATTCGCAAAGCCTTCTGTGCAGTTCTTTGCTAATCTTACCATTTCTTTATTGGCTTTTTCTGTTTCAATCAATCCTTTTTTGTGCATGGCAGCATAGGCATTTGCAACCTGTGGTGCTGTGTTTTCAATACCCTTCTTCACATTCTCCGGAATTTCTCTGCCTGCCGCCTCATACTGTCCGGCAATGTTGCAAAAATCCTCAAAGGTTTCCGACAGATAACTCAATTCCGATTCTCTGATTTCATATCCTGCATCCTTTGCCATCTTTAGTCTTTCTGCAAGATGGCTTTCAATCGCCTCTGCACGCTGGTCTAAGGCGTCCTTCGTTTCATCCGTCACTCTCTGCTGTTGATATACATACTCATCCAGCCCGTTTTTGATTTCTTCCAGACTGTTAGACTGGCTCAAAGCCAAAAGACCCTCATATTCATCAATCGCCTGATATCCTTCACGCAGAATATCGACCTGCTTGTTGTAATTACTCTCCAGCTCTGCAAGATTATCCTTCACCTGCTGTAAAGCAGCCATAGCTTTTGTCTGTTGCCCTGTACTGCCGTTCATTAACGCATCTTGGAGCTCTTTCTCCTTATCAATCAGCTCCTGTTTTTTTGTGGCAATATCATCCTCCAGGGTTATAAGGTTCTGCATTGCCTCTGCTTGGTTCTGGATTGCCGCCGTATAAGCCTCCTCTTTTGCGTTCAAAAGGGCATTGACACGCTTCTTTTCCATCAGCAAATCCAGATTATCAGCCGTCTGCACATAAGCCTGCCCTTCTTTTTCCGTTAGAGAAATTGCATTCGGAATCACACTGTTGATTTGCTCCGCCAACGCCTTGGCTCTGTTTTCGTAGCCATCCTTTACCTGTCCGTTTGCATCGCAAAGCTCCTGCAGCTGACGAATCAGGCTGTCTGTGTAATCCATTTCAGAAAGAGATTGATTGATGCTTTCCTGCGTCGTTTCCTTCATGCTCTTGCGTGCCTCTGCCTGCTGATTGATGGAATCTGTTGTTTCCTCCAGACGCTTTCGGAACTCGCGCATCCCCTCGCTTTCTTCCTCTGTCGCAGAAAGCAGAGAAACCAGCCCAATGGTCAATGCTGCCGCACCTGCAATCAGAAGTCCGAGCGGACACGCCGCCACCACAGCATTATAGGCAGTCTGTGCCGCAGTCATGAGGGCAATCTTTCCTGTTACCACGCCAACCACAAGCTCTTTTGCGCTCAGCGTAGAGGTCAGCAGCAACTCCGCATTTCGATTGACTGCCAAAGCCGCTGTATAAACACGCACTGCCTTTTCCGCCGCCTGCCAGCTTTTCACTACCGTAGAAAGACTTTGCACTGCCTTAAAGGTTCCGATTGCCGCCGCCGCTGTCAGCGTTACATTCTTAATCTCCTTTGTGTGTCTGAGCATAGCCGCAAGGGCGTTGATTGCCTTCGGCAGAGCCTTCACCGCCAGAGCGGTTGTTTCTTCCATGAAATGCCCTGTGCTTTCTGCAAGGTTATCCACGCTTTCCGAAAGTTCTCCGCTCCGCAGATTTCTTGCAACCTCATCCACCGATGTGATAGCTGTTTTAGCAGCCTCCTTCATAGGTGCTTCAAATTTTTCATAGACCTGTATACCAAGCCCTTCCAGACCACTGCCGAGAATCGTCATCTGCCCCTTAAGGTTGTCCATCTGCACATCTGCCATATCCTGCATGGCACCGCTGCTGTTGGCAATAGATGCAGAAAGATTGTCAAACTCCGCACCACAACCCGCAAGCATCGCCTCCGCACTTTTCAAATCGACCTTATTGAAAATATTATTCAATACATTTGTTTTTTGCTCTTGGCTCATGCTTTGCATTGCCGCATCCATTTTTTTGAAGGTTTCATTCAGAGGATTCAGATTCCCTTCCGCGTCAAATGCAGACACACCAAGGCTTTTCAGCGTTGCCGCCGCTTTATCTGTCGGTGCGGATAAGGATAAAATCATGTTTCTCAGAGCCGTACCGCCCTCTGCACCCTTGATACCTCGGTTCGCCAGAACACCGAGAGCCGTATTCAGCTCTACTGTGCCACCTGCAAGGTTCTTCGCCGTACCGCCAACGGTCAGAATTGCTTCGCCAAGCTGTGCCACGCTGTAGTTCGCCTTACTGGATGCCCTTGCCATCTGATCTCCGAACTGTGTCAGATTGTCCGCGCTCGCCTCGATGCCCAGAGCCGCCATTGCATCTGTCGCAAGGTCAGAGGCATACGCCAAATCAAGTCCGCCTGCCGCTGCCAGATTCAGCACAGAGGGCAAAACCTCTGCGGATGTGCCTGCGTCATACCCCGCCAAGGCAAGATAATTCAAAGCCTCCGCCGCCTGCGTAGCCGTAAATTTTGTAGTTGCGCCTGCATTTTTCGCCGCCGTTGCCAGTGTTTCATAAGCCTCACTGCCGTTGTGGATTTCCGAAACGCTCATTCCCATGGTTGCCGCTACTTGCGACATGGATTCCTCGAAGTCGCTCCCGACCTTGATTGCCGCTATGCCAAGCCCCGATAACGTACCCACCGCCGCCGCTGCCGCAGAAACCGCCGCTTTCATTGCAGCTTTCAAGCGGGCGGAGCTTTTTTCGGTCTTATCCAAATCCTTTGACAGTGCATCCGAGCTGTTCCCCAACTCCTGCATTTCCTGTTCCATACGGTTCATTTCTGTAGTTGTGCGGTTCATCTGGGTTTGCAGGTCATTCACAGTCTTAACCTGTCTATTGTAGGCATCCTGCGCCTTTCTGGCCTCCTCACTGTTCTCCCCGAATTTCTGCTTTGATTTTTCCAGCTCATCCGACAGGGTTGCAAGCCTTGCCTTTGCACGCTCGCTCTGGTTTTGCAGCAGCTTCATTTTCTCCGCCGAGGCATTGAGGGAACGCTTTAAAACATCACCCTTTGCCGTTACCGCACCTTCGCTGTTCTCCATGCCCGAAAACGCAGAAACTACGGATTTCATTTCACTGCCTAAGTTTTTTAATTGGGAATTGATTGCCGCCAAGCTCGACCGAAACGCCGCCTCGCCGTCAATGCCAATCTTTGCACCAATATCCGTTCCCATTCCGCCACCTCCTTTTTTGCATGAAAAAAGCACCCAAATGATTTGAGTGCTTTTAAATCCTATTTTATTTTGCTGTAAATTTAATGGTCAATGAACCGCTAACTTGTATCTTTTCTCCTTTTTTCAAGTCAAGATTACTATACGATTGAATTGCGCTGTCGCTGTCAGCAAAGGTTTCAATCATCCCATTTGTTATGCAGTTTCCTATTCCGGAAATCCATTTCACATCATATCTTCCGGCAGGAATGTCCTCTCCGACATAATAATTCCCTGCAGAAAAAGAAAATTCTTCTCCCTTTTCAGCTTTGTTTGCAGTGTCGGAATCATCGCCATCTGTATTGTAGCAATAAGCCATTGCCTTAATAATGCAATCCGGGTTATATATTGCTACCACAGCATCATCAAATTCATTATATCCATAATAATCAGCATACACACATACATACTCTCCGACCTTTGGCATCTCCGTAAAAAAGTTAAAAAACTTTTCATCATCGAAATTTTCCAAATCCTTTACATCTTGCGCGTACATATATGCACCATTACCGACGATAACATCGCCATTTTCCGTTCTGACGAAGAAACATGGCATCGGCGTTTCATCGTCAACCTCATCAATGGTCTTAACGCCTGTAACTTCGCCTGTAAATTTATATGGTGTCCCCTTCAATTCCTCATGCAATCCGGAATATAAGGATGCCGGTGCTTCTTCCAAATCATCAACCTCCTCCATCCAATGGATTGTTGAAAATGGATAGCCCCCATCAATCTTTCTTTCATCAGCATTTTCTTTCTCCGTCTCTGTTTCTGCCTGTTCTGTTCCGCACCCTACGGCAACGCTCATCACCAAGCAACCACATAATAAAACAGCCAAAATTTTTTTCATGCTACCCCTCCTGTGTCATATCGTGCTATTTTTTCTAAAACATATCACATAATGCGATATATATCAAGAATATTTTCACGATTTTACACAAAATCCATCAGCCGCCAGAATTCCGCTTCCTCCTGCGCCTTTGATTTTTTCATTTTTGCGCCTTCGTTTCTAATCTGCTCCACAGCAATCAAATCGCACAATTCGCCAAAGGGGAGGGCATAGGCTGTCTCATAGGACAGCCCGATTTTCAATCCGTACCAGATGCACCACCCGACATCTGATTCTGTCGAGTGGTCTCCACGTTTTTTCCTTCTTCGTCTTCTGTTTCAATTCTTCTTTCGCTGCCGTCTGCAATCGTTTCAAAGATTTTAGTCTGCATATCCAGAAGGTCATCCATGCCGCATAAATCATAAAGCGCATCATAGCTCAGAGGGGGCGGTGTGCTGATGCCTTCCACCTTGGCATATTTCGCCCCTGCATCCATCATGGCGGACAGCAACCAGAAGCTCTCATCCATTTTCTGCGCCTCTGTCCCCTCCGTCAGTGCCTTCCCGATATTTTCTGCGTTCCCGTAGCGTTCCGAACAATCACGCATCACGCGAGCGGAAAAGCACAGCAGATATTCCTTTTTGTTAATTTCAATTTTCGCCGTTCTCATACGTTTCTTCCTCCGTTTCCTCCGTCAGCTTTACCGTTTCTTCTCCCCCGTCATGCTCGGCTGTCATGACGGCATTCATTGCTCCCCCGTAATGCCGAGGAATTTCTTAATTGCCGCCTCTGCGTCCGCCTCACTGTCCATAGGGGAGGAAATCATCTTCCAAGGGTGTCCTGCGGCATCGCTGCGCAGAATACTACCGCTGATTTCAGGTGTCCCCCATTCGACCTTTTCGCCCTGTGTGGTGAAGGTGTCGTTAGGGTTGGTCGGCTGAATCTTCGGCAATACAACCGCCTGCCACTTGGTTGCACCGTTTTTCTGGATTTTCACAACTGCGCCAAAGCCAAGGTAGGGCGTTTCCTGCTCATCATTCCAGATGTACCATTTTGCATCCTTGGTGCTGACATCCGATCCCGTCATTGCCTGCTCGATAATACCCAATACCTGCAGCATAACATCGGGCAGCAAATCATCCGTTGTCAGCGTCCATGTACCGCCTGCAAAGGTATTCGCACTCTCCGCAGGTCCATTGTCTGCATAAAGGATATTATCATCCGCGCCCTCCAATTCAATGGAAAGCTCTACCGCCTTGCCCATCAGCGCGCCGCCGCTGTAGGTTACTGTTTCGCCTGTGTTGCTGTATTTTGCACAATAAGGTTTGCTCAAGCCAATCTTTGCCATATTTCCCTCATCCTTTCATCGTTCTTTTGATTTCCGTTTCAAATACTTTTTTGATTTCCGCCTCCGCCTTTGGCTTCGCCGTTTTCAACGCCTTTCGTACAAACGGCGTTTTTCGAGAAAAGCTTGTGCCGCTTTCCGCAATTCTGGCAATCAGCGCAAGGGGCATCCCCTTCGGGTGTTTCGGGGTTATCAGGTCGCTGTAGCCTGTAAAGCCGACAAGCGTATCCATCCTGTCCCCCTCCGATTGAAAGGGCGCAATGCCCAGACCCTTTGCAAGTGCCGCCTTCTGTTCGTCCGTGATTCCCTTGAGATAATGCCCTGCACTGCGGTCATTGTCGGTTGGCAATGCCTCCACAGCAGAGCGGATTTCGTCCGCCGTCACGCCCGCGCCCTCATAAAGCGCCTTTTTCGTAATGCCATCCGCGCTCTGCCGCAGCTTTTCCAGCTGTGCTATGTAGCCATCCAAGCCTGTGAAGGTAAGCTTTGCCATCAGAACACCTCCCATACCCATTCATAATGCGTAAAGCCTGTTTTCTCCTCATACTGCACGCTGTTTAATTCCCATGCAATATAGGGGGATGCGTCAAAAGTCGCCTCCAGCTCCTCTTTCCATGGGTCAAACTCTTGCTTGGTAAAAAGGTCGGTTGTGCCGGTGACGGCTTTCTCCGTGTGGGTATCGTCCGCAGTCAAGTCGTTTGCGCCGTCCTCCTGCCAAACAAAATATCGGTCGGATTTCATGGTTCTTCCGTGCCGCACCGCATCCGTCACAGCAAGGTGTGCCGCTATGATGTGTTCCTGCCAGCTCATGCCATCACCTCAAATTCCTGTTCGATTTTCGCAAGTGCCAGATCCACGCAGGGCGGATATACCTCCATGACCTTCTGCACCGTATCAATGCGGTATTGCTTCCCTTCCAGAAGTGCCACATCCTGCGGAGAAGCCGCCCCCGCAGCAGGTACCCGAATCACGCGCACAATCTCCACCTGTGCCTGCTTGCTCTGATAAATGCGGTTAATGCCAAGCCTTTGTTCCGCAAAGCGCAGCTTTATCTTTTCTGTAAGCTTTTCCTGCGGCGCATAGCCTGCCTTTGCCGCATCGCAGACAGTGCAGATTGTCACAATCCCGTCATTGAACGCCTGCGTAATTTCATGCTTCGGTCTGTTTGGTGCTTTCCACATACTCTCTCATCATTCTTCCGTTCTGCATATTCAAAATCAATGCCATGTAGTTGTTTTCAAATATATCCAATGCTTCATCCCTTGCATAGCGTACATATTCCATCATCAATGTACGGGGAAGTCCGTCCGCATCATAATCCAGAACGCTACCACCCTTTTCGTTCAGATATGCCATTGCAGCGGCAATAAAGCCACGAATCTTGTTATCCGTGGTTTCATCGTCCCATGTAATATTCAGATAGTTTTCGACATCTGCCAGAAGCTCCGCAGGAATACTCTTCCGCTGCATCAGGATTTTGTCACAGTGACGGTATAGGCTTTGGTGGTTGTGCCGTCAGCCGCCGTTACGGTAACCTTAACGGTATTTGCGCCTTCCTTCCATGTTGCCGCAGAGCCGTTGTCTACCTCTGCATCATTTACCTGCACGCTGATTTCTGCGCCTGCATCAGAGGGTGCTGCCGTAATCGTGTTGGTTGCGTTTGTGGTTGCCGCCGTATAGGTTGTGGTTTCCTTCGCAAACGCAGGAGACAGGCTCAGGCTGCCAATCTTCAAATCGGACAGTGTTGCATCATTGGAAACCTCCGCAGCAGCTACCTGCTCCACCTTATAGGTCAATGGCTTAAGGTCTGCAATATCCAGATACAGGAAAGCGTTGTTATCCATCGGGAAACCGTTTGCATACAGCTTCACCAGATAAACCCTGTTATCCTCCAGGAACTGATACTGGTCGGAATAATCAATCTTCCCCTCCTTGCTCATGCCTGCCGCCGCAAAGTATTTCTTACCCAGACCCAGAACCGCCTCTCCACGGCTCAGTGCCGCAGACTGGATAATTGTCATGGGATAAGGCACAACATCATTGCGATAGGTGCCATCAGGAGCCATTACCGTTGTTGCAGGCATCACCTTCTGGAAATAATCCTGCGGATTGACAATCAGAAGGACATTCTCCACCGCTCTTGCCTTCCCGTTAGGATCTGCCGCAATCAGAGAAATCAGATTGCCGACCGTTTTCACGGAAAGGTCATTTACCTTGATTTTCTCCTTTGCGGGATAAACGCCGCCTGTTACGGTAACGCCATCGCCTACCTGACGCATCATGCCGATAGGCTTTTCATGCCCATCCCCTTTGACAATACCTGCCTCCAGACCATTCGCCAGTGCTTCATACAGAATCTGTCTAACGTAATTGTCCAGCCATTCGGGGCCCAAGTCCAGCATCGCCTTGCAGACAGGCAGGAAGGCGGACAGCTTCAGCAGGGTTGCATTGACTTCCTTGAAGCCAGAAAGCAGCTCCTTCACAATCGTATCCGTCAGTGCGCCCCACTGTGCCTCCTGCCGTCCGTTGGTGTTCATCAGCATCTTGATTGCGCCGCCTGTGGACAGGAATCCGATATGGGACAGCAGAGGGTGCGCCTCCCTCAAATCATCGAATACGGAATCAATCACCGTTTCGGGCATCACAACATCCAGATTTGCCAATGCCTGCTTAGGGTCTGCGGCACGCATTGCCTCGCCCAGCTTCTGGTAATACTGCTTTTCCTGAGAGGTCAGCTGGCGCACACCACGGGAGGTCAGTGCCCTGCTGTCATTCTCCTGTCTAAGCTGTTCGATTTTGTCCTCATAGTCCTGCTTAATGTCCTCGCCGATGCACGCCATCATGTCGTTCATGGCGGCGGCAAAGCCCTCCTTGTCATCCTGCTGCAACGCTGTCTGCATTGCCTGTCTGATTTCTTCTCTTGTTTTTGCATCATTGTGTTTCATTTTCTATCACTCCTTTATTTTTCTGCATCAAAAAAGCCGTTCAGCATCGCCATGATACTGTTCGGCTCTTCCTTCTGTTTTGGTTCTGATTTCGGATCACGCTCTCCTTCTCCGGTACACGGCTCTGTCAGCTGGCGCAGCTGTGCCACAAGGCTTTTCTGCATTTCAATCCTCTGCTGTACGTTCAGATTTGCCTTCTGCATCACGCCTGCAACCTTGGCAGGGTCTGCATCCTCCTCCGCAAATCTGTCCGCCAGACCGTATCTGATACAGTCCTCTGCGGTCAGCCATGTTTCGTCATCCATCATACGGGACAGCAGCTCTTCATCTACCTTCTCGCCTGCCTTCTGCAAATATGCCTGCTTTCCGGAATTGTTGATGATATCCAAATCATCCGCCGCCTTCCGCAGCTCTGCGGCATTGCCATAGGAGAACATCCACATGTTGTGGATCATCATCAGCGCATTTCTTGGCATAATGATTTCGTCCCCTGCCATGGCAATCACAGAGGCAATGGAGCAGGCAAAGCCGTCAATGTAAACGGTTTTCTTCGCAGGGTGCCGCTTCAGCTGGTTATAGATGGCAGTACCCTCAAATACAGAGCCGCCGTAGCTGTTGATATACAGCTTGATTTCCGCAATATCTGCGTATTTCGCCAGCTCCTCACGGAAGGTATTCGCACTGGTTTCACTGCGAATCACCTCATCCGCCCACCAATCGTAGCCGTCGCTTTCCACATCGCCGTAAATATAGATTTCCAACACGCCGCTTTGCTGTGCCGCCTGTTTGATTTCCCACATGTTTTTCCTATCCTTCATGCTTATTCACCTCCCTTCCCATCAACGCGGTGCATCGCACCGTCCAGAGTTTCAAAGTTTTTGGTAACAAAATGTTGATTTGCCCAAGGCTCATTGATTTTCGGCATTCCTGCCGCATCCAGTACGTCATTCACACAGAACGCCGCAGAACCTATCAGCTTCTCGATATTTGCCGCATTGCCGAACAAATCGAAATGCAAAATTGCGGAGGTATCAATCTGCAAATAGGTGCCTTCCTTCCATTCCGAAAAGCCGTACCGTTTTCGGTTGATTTCCTCCGAAAGCTGATCGCAAAGAGGGTCAATGCAGGTAGTCAGCCACCTTGTCATAGCATCCTTGGAATCCGCCACATCGCCGAAAATCAGCACAGGCGGAATCAGAAATCCTCTTGCCGTGAAGTCAAAAATATCATCCACCAAAGCGCGAATATCCCTTGTGGAACGCTGTGTATCCGGATTTCCGCCGACATCCTCGTATTTGTACCCGTCAAATTCCGGCAAAACCCCGTTTTCGGATGTCAGAAACGGCTTTACCTGATTGCTCAGCATCTCGCCAAAGACTTCGTTCCAGCCCTTCTTGCCGTCCTTGCCGTCACCGATATTCCCTGCATTTGCAATCTGGCTGACGTGTACCTTCAGGTGTCTGCCGCTGCCCCATTCGTAATTCTTCATTGCCGCCTGCACCAGTCTTATGTATGACTGATACAACCCATCCAAAACAGGCTTAATATCCTTATGGTTGAGCCGCAGATGCAGCACTTCGCTTTCCGGAAATGTCTTTTGATAGCTAACCTCGCCGACAACCACACCCTGATATTCGTTTTCCTTCCATGGATGCTCTGCGGCACTTGTAAAGCTGTCCGCCACCGCCAGATATTCCCGTCCGCCCGTTTTTCCACCGCTGATAATCAGCACTTCATTCTCCTTGTAGAGCTGATAAATCAGCTTATGCAAAAAGGCGGTGCTGTTCTGGTTGGGGTTCGGCTCCACGTTCCAGAGGTAATACTCCTCGCCCCTGTTTTCCTCATGCTTTCTGTAAGTCTTGAATGTGCATTTGCCGACTGCATTTGCAATCATCGCCACACAGGTATGAAATGCCAGCTCACGAATACGGTATTCCTCCAACGCCTGCTGTAATTCCAGAGAAGAAATCTCCGATGTGCCGCCAAGCCCCAGTTTAGATAAAATCCATCGTTTGATACTGATTCCCATTTTCTCACCCCCTTTAAAATACAAAAGCACCCATTGTCGGAATTTGTACAGGTGCGCCATCGCCAAGAACGGATTCTATTGTCATCGCCGCTACAAATGCCATAAAGGCATCATTCTTGCGGCTTTTTGCCTCGATTTTCGCATAGATAAAGTTGCCCGTATCTATGCCCGATTTTATCTTTGTGCCCGATTTTACCCGCTTCGTGTTATTCACGCCCCACCGCAGATGGGGAACATTGCCCCAGTGCAGATATTGTCTGTTAAAGCACTCCTGAATCACAGGCTCAATCTGCATAATGTCGGACGGGCGTACCAGCTTGATATTTTTCTGCTCATCACTGAAGCCAATCTTTCGCAGGCTTTCCGCAACCAGCGCATAGCGGTGATGGTCGAGCGCAAGCATCTTGACATTGTACCTCCGCATACTGTCCCAGATGTAATTCGCCAGTAAATCGGGATGAATCCCGACATCGTCCACAACCGTAACCTCTCCGCGCTCCGCCCATTCCTTCCAAGGTGCTTTCACACGGTGCAGTGTTTTCGACCTTGCACAAATCCATGCGTGATTGATGTCGAACCTATCCGCACCTCTGCGGAAATGCAAATCCACCGCCGCCCAGTCATCCAGCTCCGCATAGTCCACGCCTGCGACACAGCTCCACCCTGTCATATCAGGCAGGGGCTTATTTGTTGCCGCTACGTTTTCATATTCCGTAACTGCAATCTCCTTCGCACCGGAACGGATACCCATTCGCTTTGTCATGAAATCCCCGTTCTGCTCCGGATGCTCCAGCCACTCCCTGTATTCATCCTCCACCTCTGCATAGAGCTCCGGAAGATATGGCAGGGACGGGTTTGCCATCTGCCAGTTTTCCGGATGATGCACCTGTGCCTTATCATTCAGACAGCAGATGAAGGGCAGAAAACCGTTGTCCTCCTCACCCTCAAAAAGAATCCTGCGTCCTCTCGCTAAATAATCATCCAGAGGACCGTCGGAAATATCGCCGTTTGAGGTAAAATAGCCACGCCTTGGCTGTGCCACCTTGCCCTGCCCTGTGGTAAAAACCTTGATGTTGTCATAGTTTTCATACTGATGCACCTCGTTAAAGATAACCTTGCCGCTGCGCAAACCGTCTCGCCCTTTAGGGTTGTTGGTATGCCCCTTCATAACACCCTTGTTTTTCCGCCCCTGAATGACCTCCTTGGTGTGGTAATAGTGTCTGCTCAGCTTCTTTTCCCATTTCGGGTTCTCCAGAACATCCACCAAATCCAGCTGCGGTCGCTTCGCCTGATCTTCATTGTTGGCACAGACATCCACGTTGTAATATTTTACAGGGTTGTAGGGGCTGATGCTGCACGCACCGTCAAAGGCAATAAAGCCATCCTTCCCTGCGCCACGCCCTACCATGGCAAACACAATCTTCCATCTGGGGCGGTTGTTGGATTTCCAATAGGTGCAGTCCCAAAGGGCAATCAGAAACTCCTCCCACGGGAACAGCTTTTCAAAACTGAAATACTTCGCCAGACCCAAATATTTCTCCAGCTGCTCTGTATCCACATAAATTTCCTCTGTCTCAAAGCATTTTCGCACATGGGCGGCAAGCGCTTTCTGCTCCTCGCAGGCAATACCATTTTCGACAAGCTCAATGTATTCCAAAATATGAGGATTTAACTTACAGCTCATCATCCTCACCGCCTGCCGCAGCCTTCGCCTTAACAGCCTGCTCTTTAAATCCGAGTGCCGCCCAAATGGAAAGCATCTGACTGGAAACCCTCGTTGCAATGGTCAGAGATTTGTTATCCGTGGTGCCCTTCTGGTTCTCGCCGTTCTGGTATTCAATGAATACACCACGCTCCGAAATATCATCATTCAGCATCTGTAACCAGCACCAAAGGCGCATATATTCGTCCACTTTATCCTTGTATGGCTCCGAAATTAAGCCCCTGCTTTCCAGATCATCCTCAAGCTCCTTTTTCAGTGCCTTATATTGTTTTGTTTTTTTATAATCCTTCTTTCCTGCCATCCTTTTTCACCTCTTTTTCGCCATCTACCACACCCTCATGCGCGTATTTTCAATTTTTCCGAATTGTCGCAAGTACAACCCGACCGAGCCAAAATGCCAAAAACCCGTTTTTTTCGAGGGGGGGGGGTATCATATTTTTCAAATCAATCCCACCTCTCCTCAGTAATTGGCTTCACAGTCTTTCCGTATCGGTATCGCACCGTCCGCTCCGGATGCAAGTCCTCATGGCACTGCCTGCATACACTGACAAGCTGCCGCTCCTCTCCATCCCAGATAGATAACGCAAGGTCGGGTCTGTCCTTCAGATGCTTGACATGATGCACAATGTCCGCCCTGCGATACCTGCCCTTCCGCTTGCATATCTGACATTCGTAGTTGTCCATCCGCAGAACCTCCGCCCGCAGCTGCTCCCAGTCCTTCCAGTGATAGAAGGAATCTACGTTGTCGGCGGAAATCTTCTCCTGTAATTTCAATAGCTGTTCTCCCGTCATCCACATCATCCTTCCGCAAATAAAAAATCCCGATAAGCATTGAAGTTATCAGGATTTCTTTGGATTTATTTTCATATTTCTATTGACATTTACCCCTTTTCGTGTTATTATATAAACAGAAAGGAGGTAGTGCAAAATGAAAAAAGACAAAGACTTTAAGCTAAAAATTGTCGAACTTGTAATCCAAGCAGTTATTGCCCTAGCCGCTCTGATTACAGCCATCAAATCTTAGCAAGTTCGGGGAGTAACCCTCCCCTCACTTCTTAGATAAAGTCAATGTCTCATGTTTATTATAACCAATCGAAAGGAGAATGACAATGAAAAATAAGATCTCTGTTTTCTCGCTCCTATTCTTTTTTATCTATGCGGTACGCACAGGCTGGACACCGATTTTAAAAATCCTTGTAATTTTAAATTCTGCCCTTGTGCTTTTACAGACAGCTTTACAATACAAGGAGGTTCTGCATAATGCCAGAAAATGAGTATATCTCTGTTACCCAATTCGCCCAGAAGTTCGGTAAGGATGTCGGCAATGTCCGAAAGCTGATTAAGGATGGTCGCATCCCTGCAATCAAAATCGGGAATCAGTGGGCAATCCCTGCCGATGCTGAACCTCCTGCCGATAAACGCGTAAAGTCCGGCGAATACCGTAATTGGAGAAAGAAAAAGGATTCTTCCGAAGAGGACCGCTGATGCGGTCTTTTTCATTGCAAAAAAGGGAATGCCCTCGCACTCCCTGAAATACTCGTCTAACCACTTCTGTAATTCTTCTTTTGTTTCATAGATGGGCGGTCTGCCCACATTGTCCGGCATAACATCGCCCCTTTCTGAAAATTTTATTTACTTTTCTTAATCTCTTTTACAATCTCCTGCATATCACTTTGGATGATTGCAATTTTTTTTACAATTTCATTTTTCCATTTATTTTCTTCGTCAATTTCTTTATCCATATTCTGAACATTAAATTTAAATATGGCAAACAAAACCAAAAGAAAATAAATCAAGTGTAAAATTGCCCATATTAAAATAGCTAAAAGGATTATATTTTTCCCCTGTATTTCAGGAATGAAAACTAAACCTAATATCGCAATTACATTACTTATCAACCCCCACATCATAACATCGAGTAGTTGTTGCTCCATTCTCTTCCTCAAAAGTGCTTCCATAATTTTTGTAGTGGAAATCGCAAGAATGGAAAGCATTGTAATATAGATACCAGCCGAAATAGAGAAAAAATCTACTAACAAACCCATCCTTTCATCACAAAAATATACTCCCAGCGTTACATTTACTATAGAAAAAATCTTTTTCCCCCTAAAAAAGGCAACAAAGCATCCAAGAAAAAATAAGAAAAATATATCAAGACTAAAACCTTTTCTTATAAATTCTTTTACGCTCACTCATCCTCCCCCCAATCCAAATTCAACTCATAATCTTCATTTGCTTCTTTCTTAATATTATTTACAAAATTCTGAACACTACTAATAAAATGTTCTCTCTGTTTCAAATAAACTTCTCCTGCATGATCTAATAGAAAGTCAGGAGACAGTTTAGAATTTGCCCCTATAAATACCCCTCTTAAAAAGGTATCTGTATTTTTAATTCTAAGTCTTTTTTCTAAGTCTTTTTGCATCTCAACTTTACAGGACAATACAAAAGGCACCCGTTTCCGAGTGCCCAAAACAAAATAGGAGGTAACATGAAATATCCTGTGTTTTCATAATTTTCACAATACTATAATACCATATTTCGATGTGGCTTTTAGTGGCTTATTTCAGAAATTTCAAAATTTTTTAAAGCCCTCCCGTGAAGCCTTAATACCCAACGGTAGTTGTAATCCATCTCCACCGCAATCTGCTCCCATGTCCTTCCCATCAGATACCGCCGAATCAGCACTTCCTTCTCCGCCCCGTCCTGCATCTGATGTATCCTGTCATGGATTTCCTTGTACTGCCGTACCGCCATAGCCTGCTCATACTCCAGTTGGCTGACAAGTGCATCCAACCTCGCCATATAACCGGACAAATCACTGTGTGCATTTCCCTGCGGCATCCCGTCATGGTTCACACTCGGAAACATCTGCTGACTGCGTAACTCCTCAATCTGCTCCTGCAACTGCCGTTCTCGCCGTGTGCAATCCCGATACCCGTTTAGGTATCGCTTCTTCTCCTCATTCCCCCTCACAATCGCCAAGCTATCACCCCTCCAATCTATTCAGCCATCTTTCCTTTTTCCGCCGAATGATGCTGTATATCTCGGCGTTGTCCGCAGCGTCCAACAGCAACCCCAGCACGTTGTAGACATCCGCCGCCTCCTCCACCAGATTCTTCCTTGCCTCCTCCGCCGTCACAGGCGTAGGGTTGATACCCGTCAACGCTCGCCGCAACTTTAACGCCGCCTGCGATAATTCCGCACATTCTTCTGCTAACTGACACAGCATTTCCGATTCCCCAAGGTATTCCTTGATTTTGATTTTTGTTTCAGCCATTTTGTCATTCCTCCTTCGGCTTATCGCACCGTTCAAATTCAATCACCCAAACCCAAGGATTAGCGTTCCATCCATAACGGTCAATGTCGGATTTCTTGATGGCGGAATCCCACAGGTCATGAAACATCCCTTTTACAAACTCGTCTCCGACGTATTTTAAAGGTTCTTCTTCAATTCCTTCTTTCACACACCCTTTTCCGTCAATATTCTGCAATCGTTCCACCCTCACATCTGTAACCTTCAGCCAGATACGAGCAGCTTCTTTCGGCATATGGATGGATGGATGCCATACACAATGAAAATCGTTATCATCTGCCTTGTAATAATATCTTTCTTTTTCATTCATCCAAGAACCTTTACACCATGTTTCCCGAACATACAGAATGTCTCCCTGCTGGTACGGTAATCTAAAAAATTTTTCGCCATATTCATCAGCATACACCCCCCTGCAAGATACACAGCCTTTTGGTGTAAACATGGTATACCCCCACATCGCATCATCAGGGATAGCACCTTTCACAATCCGCCGAGTGCAAGTCTTTTTCCCGTCTAAAATCGCCCGCACCATTTCGGTATTGAATAAGATTGGTTTAACTGACATTGTTATTCGCTCCTTCTCTCCAGTGCCGCTTCCGCTTCTTCTCTTGTAAAATACAGGTTTTCGTAGTCATACGATTCCCATTCGTCAGCATACTTGACAGCCTTCGCTGATACATCCTGTACCTGCCATTCGTTGATATAAAAATATCTGTTTGGTACGGTTTCCTCTATGATTTCATATACCACATCTCCGACCTTGCAGGGCAGCACCAACAGCCGCCTCTGCTCTTCCAAGTCCTTGTAGCGTTTTAGTTCCTCCAGCCAGTCAGCTTCCTGTCCAAATCCCTCCGCAGTTCTTCTGACCACTCCAAATTCATCCTCCGACAGATGTTTCCGGAGCCGTTTTTCTGCCGCTCTCAACCGGTTAATCTTTTCTTCAAGTGCCACACTCATTCCTCTCACTCCTCACACAAAATCACTTGTCAACATTCCGTCTCGTATCAGCAGGAAAATAATGTCCAAATATGTCCGTTTATCACTGTATTTACAATTTGCTTTGCTATGTATTCTTTGGTCACTGTCTTTCCAATCATTCACATCAAAACATACATCACTGACAAAAAGCATTTTTACACCCCTTGCCACGCAAAGGTAGTAACAACCATGCTTTCCATATTCGCCTCTGCATTTCCTAAATCCATATTTTTCAAATTCCTCCGCTTTCACTGTCGGTTTCAGCATTAACTTTCTCCTCCATTCAGTCTGTCTATGTAGGCGGCACTATTTTTAACACCATGATTGAGCGTCAGAATGGCAAATCATCCTCTACCTCAACCACGATATATCCGGGGCATCTCACTGTCCCCTTTTTCCATCTGGAAATCGAGCACAGTATATTTTCTCTCTTTGCCCCTCTCAGCCTTGCCAGCTCCGCCGCACTGTCTGCCACCGCCAGCGGCAGGGAAAGCGCATCCTTCGTCACTGCCATGTAAAGCCGTTCTTTTCCTGTTGCCTTATCCTTCATGCCGATACACCTCTTTCAGCCTATCGCAATATCTATCCATTTTCTTCAAATTCCCATCATACAGGGCGGTCTGAATACCTACGAAGATAGCCTTCTGCTGCTTCACCCGTTCCGCCGTTTCGGCATCATGGCGCAGATTATTCTTCCCTTCTGTGATATAATAGGCAAGATAGGGCTTAAACTGCGTGCGGAGGGCTGTTACAATTTTCTGATATTCTGCGCCGTATTTTCCCAGTCGCAGCTCCGCCGGAATCGTCATTGCCTTTCCCTTGCGCTGTACCAACAGGCGGTATTGTTCAAATTCATCCTTTGTCATCGGGTGCATGAAATTTCTCCTTCCTGTAAGAACTGTAAGCACCTGTAAGAATCCATGCTCTTACAACAGAAACACCGTAAAATCAACCTTTATCGGTATCTTTTTATAGATGTAAGAATGTAAGAACAAATTTTTATCCTATATAAGAAAATGTGTTTCTATTCGATTTTTTCAAACACACTCTCTATAGAAAAAGGTGTATCAAAAAACCCTCTTACAATTCTTACATTCATACATTCCGTTAAAACGGACAGTCATTTCCGTCTTTATCCGCTAATCCCACCTGTGCAAATCCATCCGTTTCATCCTGCAATTTTATTACCCAAACGCAAGAAACAACCTCGCCGTTGACACGTTTCGCCTTCGTACATCCTTTTGTTGCCTCAATCTTCCCTGTCCGTTTCATCCACGAAAGCAATGCCTTTGCGTTAAATCCGCCATCCCGACAAATCTGTTCAAAGCGGCTGCGAATCACATAAAAATAATATTTATCATTCGCTCCCCAGACCTCGCTGCGATCGTCCTCCGCCTCGCCGAAGTGACTTTTATTGGCAACCAGTGTTTCATAAACATATTCATACGCACGCTCATGCACAGAAACCTCCTGCTTTGTTTTCAGAAAGTGCTGTACATCCGCAGGGCGCAGAAATTTATCATCCCCGAAGATTGCCTGCGACAACACATAGTCCCCCACCAGAATCATGCTCATTGCCATGGACTGCTTGCCTGTGGTGTCCTTCTTATCAAATTCCTGCATATAGATACGGTAAAGCTGTCTGACGGTCGCAAAGTCCGGGTCATATCCCGCAAGCCAATCCAGACATTTCTTCCCGGCAAAGCCGTAGTTTTCCAGAAGGGTATCCGCCACATGTTTCGGGTTTTTGAACAACGCCTCCTCGCACTCGATCTCGATGATACGATTGACCGCGCCGCCGCCCGAAGCCGCAGATGCCAGAGGCATTTCCCCGTTTGTGATAATGCAGTTCGACCATGTGGGTGTCAGGTCAACGCCGCCCTGCTTATTCCCTCTGGTGCGCCCTACGCCCTCGGAAAGCATATAGATGTCCTTATCAAAGCCGGACTGACTGCCTGCAATCTGCAATTCATCCAGAATCAGCGGCAGATTCCCCACAAACGCCGCCGCACGCTCCTTGCCGACCACAGTGCTGTTGAAGGTCTGGATATACCGCCCTACTCTGGGGTCCGCCCAGACAGATGCCGCAAGCATTTCGCCGACGGTCTTGCCTGCCTCCGTACCGCCCCAGAGGTGCAGGAAGAAGGGCAGACAATTCAGCGGCTTAACCAGCACGCTCGCAAACGCCGCCGCCATCAGAATCCGCCCGTAAAGGCTCTCCTGCCGTACCTCTTTCGCAAGCGCAAGCCATGTTTCATAACTGCCGCCGCTTTTTACGCTTTCAAACAGCCCCTTACAGGCGGCATCCCCATCAAAAATAAGATTTTCCACATAGGGCGAAAAGCCGTGTCCCTCCACCCAACCGAGCCGCCCGACGCTGTTCTTCTCCTCAATGCGCTCATAATTGAGATTCTCCGCATCATGCAGGAACCGCACGAGCCACTTTGCGTTCTCGCTGTTGACCGCCACGCCCACATCCGCCAAGGCGATGATGGAGGAGGCCGCCGCCAGTGTCCGCTTATCGGCAATGGTCTTGCGCCAGATGCCGCCCTTGCGATAGGATAATTGCAGCTTTTCCGTATTCGTATCAATATTGATCAGCCGCATGGTCGGCAGTATCGGGTGGATGCAGGCAAGCATGTCCCCAAGGGGCGTGGAAATGCTGATACCACTGTCATCCGCAACCCAGTTTCCGCAGTCCAGCTCCAACGGCTGTCCGTCAAAGTTCGTTGCGTTCTGAATGAAATTCCCTGTAGAATCCTTTTTCTTCGCCTGACAGAATTTTCTGAACAGTGTCTTAAAGCCCTTCACCCCTGCTTTTTTCGCCACATCTGCCATTTGCTCCGTCATCTGCGACAGCAGGAATTGGTTGTCTATGTATTTATAAAGCACCTCATACGGCTCTGTACCTTCCAGAAAGTCCTGTTTCTGATATTCCCGAAACTCAGCCATGACGCTCACCGTCCATTGCCTTCCCTGCCGCAAGCAGCTTGACAATCATCTGTCCTGCGTCCTTCTTCCGGCAGAACAGAAAATGGCAGCCATGGCGTTCCTCGATGGATTTTAGAATCTTATACAGCTTTTCTCCTGTCAATGCCTTCGGGGAGTGCCACAGGCGTGGATTGCTCCAATGCTTGACATCCTCCAGTGCGGCAATCCCGTCCTCCTCACAAAGGATAATCAGCTGAATCCCAAGCCGTTTCGCAAGGTCTAATTCCTCCACAAACCGCCGATGCTGCTGTGTCACGTTGCCGCAGATTTCCAGAAGCCCGGCCTTCGTATCAATGCAAACGCTCTGGTCGGTGGGAAGGGAATAATCCCCTACCACCAATTTTGTGCGTACCACTTCTACGCCGTTTTTATCAAACCACTCATGTTTATTATTATGTTTTCCAACTTTTTGCCTTGTATCGCATAAAATTATCACTTTGTTTATATGTCATTCCTCTCCAAAACTCTCTTTTAAAAATGCAATTCTTTTTTCATTTGCTTCTTCCGGAGTTTTATATGTACCAATATAATAATACTGCCCATATCTAAACACCTCTGCTACAAAACCATCTTTGCTTTTCTTCCTAACGCCAACATATCCAGTTTTGGATTGCAAATGCGTTTTATTCATACTCTGCTCATGTTGAGTTGACCATTTACAATTAGCAGGCTCATAGTTGCCATCATTGTCAATCCTATCTAAAGATAAATTATCACGATATCCATTCTCCATAGCCCACTTGTAGAAACAAAGGAAATCTTTGTTCCAATCATCACAAACTTTTATCCCTCTACCTCCATACCTATAGTAAAAAGGACTGTTCTGGTTATTGCATCTTCTTTTCATGTCCGCCCAACATTGATAGATACGCGTTTTACACATTCCATGTTTTAGAGGTTGTCCCACTTTTCCCATCAGCTATCTCTCCTATTCCCACCATGTTTTTTGTAATAACGCATCCCTTTGATAAAGCCGTAATCAAAAATACGACAAAAGACTTCATAGAAGTGATTTGTTTCTCTTGCATCTTCATAGAAAGCCAAAAGTTCACTAACTAACAAACAATATGTATAGTGTCTGTTACGCAGTGGTGTCATTTCTTTTGCAATAAGTTTGTCAATTTTTTCGATTTCCTGTCTGGTTTTCATAATTAATCCTCCTTTTTGATAGTGCTCATTTTGAGCACTATACTATATTCGTATATTAGTGTACAATTTGAGCACTGTCAAGTATTTTTTCAAAGGAGGTATTTCTTTGTTTTCTGAAAGATTAAATTTTGTCCGTAAATCAAAAGGATACACCGCACAACAGATGGCTGATTATCTTTCCATGGGTTTGAGGGCTTACAGAAATTATGAAAGCGGTAACCGTTTTCCATCTGCAGATGCT